ATCAATGGGATCGTTACTAGCTATATAACTTGCAATGGTGTTACAGTTGGAGATTCTGGAATGACCAGACGAACCGCTCGTAACAATGCTGCTAGAAGATTTCTCTGTGTTGCTGATGTGTTTCCAACAACACATATGTTTAAATCTATTACCACTTTGCCAGATAGATCTAGCGAGACCATTGAACTCGCAAACTCAACACTCAATCATGTCCATGAGGTTCTAGATAAGCATGACGAAGGGATTACACGCCTACGTGAAAATTTCGAAGTCAAGGTTGGACATGTCTCTAGGCAAGTAAATGAACTCTTGCCTAAGGTAAACAACGTAGTTGATAGTGCTACAGAGACTTTGGATTCATTTAAGAGTATTTTGGCTAAGATAAATAACTGGCTACCTTCCTTGTCTGTGGATACTACAGCTATGATTAAGGATGTATTTGTTTCATTGTTTTTTGCTTTGACTACTAGGTCTATTACCCCTCTGGTTCAAGGTTTCACCTCTTTTGCTTTGCGCACTAGTGTATTCTCTGGCTTGGTTACGACTTTGTCAACTTGGCTAGGTTCTCTTAAATTTGACACACCCTTTACTGAGGATGAACGACCCCAGACACATGGATGTGAGCTTCCAGGTTTTGATAGAGTTAAGGAACAATTAGCAGCTGTGTATGACTCATTTGGTACTGGTTTATGTATTGCACTCTCAGGTGTCTTGTCATTCATTGCTATTTTGTGCTATGGAGTTACTGATTTTTCGAATGCTTCATTCAATAAGTTGCTCACTCAGTCTTCACTTGTTGGGAGAGCTTTAACTGGGGTGAGGAGTTTTAAAGATGTGTTTTTTGGTATTTGGGAGTATGCAGACAACATGGTGTGCAAATTGTTGTATAATCAAGACAGGAAGTCCCTGGACCTATCCAAGAATTATCCCAACCTTTCCTCAGTTCTCGCTGTGTTCAAATATTTCAAAGAAGATTTGAATTCCTCCAAATTGCTTGGGTGCAATTCCTCAGCATGTGAACTTCTTGTGAAGGCTGATAATCTGTATCAGGGGTATTTGGATAAGTCATTAACTTTGGGTCATCGTGAAATTGCAGCCAGGTTGAAGGAAGCTCGACGTGCTGTTAAAGCCCACATTGATAAAGCTCAGCTTTATCTTTCATGTGGGGACGGATATAGAGTGCCGCCATTAATAATTTTCTTGTACGGTGGCGCTGGTTGTGGTAAAACAGAATTGTCTGAAATCATGCAAAAGCAATTGGCCCAGCAGTATTATCCAACTCTGAATGCCAAGGATGTCATCTATTCACGTAAAGCAGAGAACGAATTTTGGGATGGTGTCAAAGATTCAAGTAAAATTATAGTATATGATGATGCTTTACAGATTGTGGATTCTGCTACCAAGCCAAATCCAGAGATATTTGAATTCATACGTTTGAATAATAGTGATTCTTTTCAAGTTCACATGTCAAGTGTTGATGACAAAGCATGTACTTTTGTGTCGCCATCTTTCGTCATTGCTTCATCTAATGTTGATCCTCATCAGTATCGTCCTCGATCTATACATAGTCAAGATGCATTTTATAGGCGCATGGATCTTAGGGATAGAGTGGTCGTTGCTGATGAGTACGCTAGGACAGTTGTGCGTCATGATAATCGGCGTTGCGTACCAGACGAGAGAAAGATTTGGCTCAAACAGAATCCTGATAAGACTCAGGCTGATTTGCTTGCAGCTGTAAGAGATGGTACTTACCAATTGGTGATGGACACTGATATTTATCAACTACATGTTCAATATACACTGGCCGGACGCGATGAGGTTAAAGTTTGTAACTACGAGGAATTTATGGAACTCGTGACCAAGCTTAGGGGCCTTAGGGTGTCTGCACATAAAGATAAAGAGGTTCAAGATGTACCTGCCTTGCCTGAGAGTCTTGATACACTCTCAAATTCCCTCAAGTGCCATGTAGGCTGTGCATTCAGGATTCAGACTGATTGGTTAGGTTATCATGACAACGCCGATGAGGCCTGTGAGTACTTGTATAAAGAACTGGAGATCGATTTTGTGCCTGGCACCGAGGGCCTATATTTCATGCCTAAGGAGGTTGTCGACCAGTGCCTGTGGAACAAGTACGAGGATAAAGATTTTGATGTTGGAGCATTTTTTAGCGAATGGCTAGAGTCTAGGCCTGATGAGCAATTTCAAGATTGTTTAGAGTACTTTGAGTCTTCG